CCCTGGTCATCGCCCTGGTGACGTCGGCGGTCATCGGTTCGAATCCGGCAGCCATGAAGGTCTTCATGCCCTGGCCGATGATCGGCTCGGAGATCTGCGGAGCGTTGAACGTCGGAAGCTTGGCCACGTAGAGCGCGGCTGAGGTTCTGGCCGAAGCAACTCGCTGAGCTGCTCGACGGGTGTCCTGGTAACGCGCGGCGGCCGGTGAATTGAGCCAGGCCAGGCGTTGCTCTTCGTAGTAGGTCAGCGCTGCGGTTGCGTTGACGCTGCCGTAACGATCTACCAGGCTGGGAACGACCGTCCGGAGGAAGCCACCCATCTCCTGTTGACCGAATCCACGACCGGCCTGGAGGACGAGTGCGCTCTCCTGCTCGAGGAGTCGCTCGACTTGTTCCATCGTAGCTTGGTTTCTACGCGCGGCCAGGTAGCGCTCGCGCTCCCGTGTCGCCATTAGTTAGCAGTGACCTCACTGAATCGAACATTCACGACCACCTCGGTCTCCTGGCCGTTATCAAAGATGCGGACCTGGAGAGCTGGATCGGAGCTCGTTCCCTGGAGTGCGTATTCGGATCCTGGGACTCCCAGGGTGCCGCCGATCATGATGTGCTCGACGCGTCCGGTGCGGCCATCGGTCAGGGTGACCAGGTCGCCGACGCTTATGCCGCCGAAGGTGTCTACGGTTTCAGGCCTTGCCTCAGGGTCCTGGGTTGCCGGTGCGACTACTGCGCGAGCGGCGTCGGCCAGGTTTGCCACTAGAGCGTTCGCTTGGGCAGCTCGGATCTCGGTGCGAAGCTGAGCCTTGTCGGTCTCGTTCAAGCCGATGCGGTTGTAAGTGACCTCGGAGTCCGGAAGAAGAACGCCAGCGGAAATGAGCTTGACGGCTTCGTCGGCTGCGGCTGCTCGAGTCGGAGTCGAGGCATCGCGCCAGATAGGACGTGCCTCAGAAATGCCCTCAGGAAGCTCTCCGTCGCGCACCAAGACCGCAAGACGGGCAACCTCGGCCCAAGTCCTACCGAATTGCTTTTGACGCCTCTCAGCGCGTTTCACGAGTCGGGCTTCCATCTGGCGAATTGCGTCCGCGCTCGATGGGTTGTCGGTCTGGAATCCAAGGTAAGAAGCTGGAACCGAAGTCTCGGCAGCGATGAGCTGCGCGTATTGACGGATCTGCTCGAAGTAAGGAGCTGGGGAGTTAGCCTGGAATTGGCCAACGACCGGCATGACACCGTCGTCGTCGTTGTAAGGCACTCCCAGGGTGCGGCCCTGGATGACGCTCCACGGGTTCAGCGGGTTGCCGTCCTGGTCCAGGAAGGTGTCCTCTTTGGCTCCCAGGATGAAGCGCTGAGGAGCGGAATAAAACTCACGCGCGACCTCGGCACCCAGAAGGGTTCGCATCGCGCTATCGGTGTAGGAGCGCACTGCCTTAGTGATCTCCGAACGGCCGTCAGGATCTCCGCTGCGAGGATTGTTGATCAGCGGTGCCACCGGCACGCGGCCCAGGTTGTGAACGTCCCTGGCTACGTCATAGACGCGACCGGAGTCCGACCACTCCAAGAAGATGGTTTCGTTTGGCAGGTAGAGCGATCCGGAGACCGGAGTCAGGCCAACACCGACGCGCTCGACCAGGAGAGCCGCTGAGAGTCTGCGGGTCCTCAGGTCGTAGAGCGCCGTCATCTTCTTAGGGCTCTCGATGGTGATCAGCGGGTCAGGCTCGCCTTCGGCACCCTTGCCGACAACTACGAAGCCCACTCCGTAGATAAGTGCGTCCTTGTGACCAAGAGATCCCTCGAGGTCCAGGTTGTTGTTGCGGAAAATGTCGTTGAGCCCGAAGGTGTCGCCGATGTATCCCTCAAAGTCGAGACGCTCCTCGAGGACGTCCACGGCCGTTCCTGCCCAGCCAACGACTGAGTCCACCAAGCGCAAGCTTGGCGGGACGGAAATGCCGAGATCCTTGAGACGCTGTTTGCCCTCGTAGTAGTTCTCGAGGACGGCGTTCTTGGCGTCATGCGAGCGCAGCTTCTTCAGCAAGCGCTCGACTAGACCGAGTTCATCGCTCGTTAGGCTCATAAAATCGTTGCCCTTCGGGTCGTGGATGTTCTGCGGTCTTTAGTGGCTTGGCGAGCGCCGTTCGCTAGAACCGCGCAAGCAAGTAGGTCAACTTTCCGAGGGCTGTTTCGCTTCTCCTTTTTGAAGGATCCGGCTTCGGTCGCGACCGCGTTCAAAACGTGTCTGGTAAGACGGGGGTCTCCGTCTCCACCTATCTCGCTCGCGATGAGATCCGCGAGGAATTGCTGCGCCATTGGCGCGATTCGGTGATTCGTTGGTGGGATTCGCTCGACGCGTCTCTTCCACCGCTTCGACCACTCCAGGACGTCGGGCTCGTAGAAGCTCGGGTCACACCAAAGCATTTGGACGTCATAAGTGTCGAACATTTTCTCGACGGCTCGATTGACGTCGTGACGGTCAACGGTCCACTCAGGATCATTCGGATCCGGCTCCCAGACCGCGAGCACGCTCATGGTTCCGGTGTTGACGTCCATCGCTACTAAGCCGGTGGCGTCTCCTGAAACGGATCCGTCAAAGCCTGCGGTGATCTTCGCGCCTGCCGGAATCGGTTTGTCGCGTAGAGCTGCCGTCCACTGATGGGGACTTACGAAGTCCTCGCCAGCTAGTCGGACCCATTGGTTGAGGCGATAGCGTTGGAATCCGGCGAAGCCTGCCGAGCCAGCGGAAGAAATAGCTGCCTCGAAGTCACCCAGGTCCAGAAGACCTTCGGCCAGATTCGGGTTTGCTCGCTCCCAGACCTCGGGGTCGGTGGGGTCAGCATCCTCAGGAGCTTCCCACGACCAAAAGCCGAAGCTAGGGTCCTCGATCTCGCCGGTAGCCACTCGCCTGCCATGCTCATAAAGACGTCCGAGCAGCGTGTCGGTGTGACCTCCGGCGGTCGTGATTCCTACAACCAGGGATTCGGGGCGGTCGGCCGATCCCGTTGTAAGTGCCTCCCAAAGCTCATCGCCGCGCTGGTTCGATGGCGATGAAGGCCATCCATGCAGCTCGTCGGCGATCACGAGGGAAGGAGCTAAACCGTGAGCTCGCATCGCGTCAGCGCTTAGAGCTCGATAGACCGCACCTCGAGAAGGAACCTCGAGAGCGTCTCGGTAAACCTTGACAACGCGGCTCAGGGTCGGGTTGTCCAAAACTTGTTGGCGTGCTTCGCCAAATACGATCTTCGCCTGGGCTCGGTCACCGGCCGCGGAATAGACCTGAGCTCCCTGCGGTCCGTAGACCAGGTGCTCGAGGGCCAGGGCTGTTCCCAGGAGGGACTTCCCGTTCTTACGCGGGAGAAGCACGATGGCCCTGCGGAACCTCAGGAGTCCGGTCTTCGGATCCGTCTCCAGGAGACGATCAAAGAGCCAGCGCTGCCAGGCCGTGAAGATCAGCGGCTCGCCTGCCTTGAATCCTCGAGAAGCCTTGAGAAGTAATTCTGAAAAGTCTGCGACGTCGGGCCCGCGGGTCGTGTTGCTCAGGGATGGAACAGACCAAGCCGGTGCCCACTTCGGATCCGGCTCAGGAAGCACGCTCGGCGCGTCGTCTCTGAAGCTCGTCGAGCTCGTCGCGAACTCGAACCTCGGCAAGACCGAGTCGGCTCCGGTCGGATGGGCTGAAACCAATGGCAGCGAGCCAGGCAGTCATCTGAGCTCGAAGGTTGCCGAGCTGAGTGACCATCGGATGGGTGACCATCTGGCCGTTGGCGGTTGTGTAGTAGCGCTCGATCTCACCGGACTGAATCTTCAGTCGGATCAGCTCGTGCTCGTCCTGGGCTTCGCAAAGCATTCGGATGAGCTGGAAGTCAACGTCGGGGGAGAGCCAGCTTCGACCGGCATTCCAGATCCTTACCCAAAGCTCGAGGCCTGCCTCATCCAGGACCGGAGGGGTCGGGATGTTGGCCATGCCTGGCAAACCTTCACCTGGCATCGGTGCGGCTGGGAGGTTCTTCTTGCTCGGGTTACCGGCAGCGCGGTGAACCTCGACGGGCTTCGCTGGTCTACCGGCTGGTCGGCCTGTGGGTGTTGCCATGCGGCTGGTCTCCTTGCCATGCGGCTAGATCTTGGGTCCCATGCGGGAAGCGAACGTTTGTTCGCAAGGCCCCCCTCGGGAATCCCGCTGGTGTGCGTCTGCTAATCGCGCCGTGACACGTCGGGGGGTGGGGGAGGGGGTTCCCCCCTGGTTTGTCGAACGCTTGTTCGCTTCAAACCTTTGAAAACTTTTGTGGAAATGATCAGCGTCTTGGGACTGCCCGATTCCCTGCCTTGGCCTGGTGTCCCTCTCTCGAGGACTTATGCCGGTGGCAGTGGGGAGGCGTCCTGTCATGCACTGCCTTGAGGTTGGTCAGTGAGTGATCGTCTCCTGCGACAACGTGATCAACGGTGTCAGCTCCAGGTTGTCCGCATAAGTAGCAGATCCCCTGGTCCCTCTTGAGGACTATGAGCCGTCTGGTTCTCCAATCGCTTGGAAGTCGTTCCTTGCGCGTGGATCCCTGCCATCGGGGTCGTTGATGCTTGTTGCATCTTCCTTCGTTGGTTGAGTGCTCATGGCAACCAGGCTCGAGGCATGGTGTTGGAGCTCTCATGTTGGAAGTCTCTTGGTCTCTTGGGTCTGGGTATCCCCAGGCTGGGAGGGGAGGGATGTTTCTTTTCCCTCGGCCCCCTGGCTTTTTGAACCTGGGGGTCTTGTTTCAAGAAACGACCCTGGGACCGATCTGAGTCTGCGTCCCTGGGTTCTAACAAGTTAGAGGCACAAACCACTTAGGTCTGTTTTGCAGCGGAGTCAGGTGGCCACCTCGTGCTCGCCAAGCCTCTAGTGGACGCGTAGGGAATCGAACCCTGTATCCCCTCACTGAAGTCGAACGGGTCTTCCCATTCCGTCACACTGAGGGAGCGAACCTGATCGCGCCCTGGGGTTAGGCACCCGCCGCCATCCCCTCAACACCAGACACGAGAAGGCTTCTAGCCGTGGCCTGGTGGAGTCACCTAACCTCATAGATAAGAAAGGCGTCGAGGGGTTTGTTTTTCAACCTCGCGAGGAAACTTTTCTTCTTCCTCGTCCAGGTAGATCAGTGGGTCTTTGGCAGCTCCGGCGATGAATGCCAGGGCCAGAAGTCCGAGAAGGGCCATAAGGCCGACCACCAGGGCTATGGATGCCCCGATGATCAGCCAGGCCAGTGCGGTCTCGATCACTTCTTGGCCTCGTCCGCGTGGATCCGCTTGGATAAGTTGTTGAGCTCATCCATCCGGAATCCCGACCAGTGTCTCCCTCCTGCCACTACGACCGGAGCTGCGGTGTATCCGAGGGCCTTCACCATCTCCATGCTTTCGGGATGGAGCGTCAGGTCAACGACGTCATAGCGAATCTTCTCGCGATCAAGGACCTTCTTGGTTTGGGAACACTGCACGCAGTTGGGAGTTGTGAAGACGGTGACCTGCACTTAGATCACCTCAGGACGCTTGCCGTAGTCGCTGGTCAGAAGGCCGACCGCGTATTGGTAGCCAAGCTCTAGAGCGTCGGCCGTTGCCTGAGACTTCTGAGTCTTGTTGGCTCGGTGTCCTTCAGCGATGGTCTTGATGTCCTGGTTGGACTCGAGTGTTGCCAGGATGTCCTTTACGGCCTGGTCGTAGCCGATTCGTTTACCGGTGAGAAATTCCATCTCGGCCAGCTCGTCGATCTCTTCTCCGGCCAGCTTGTTGACGATGACCTGCTTCAGGTCGTTGATTAGCTTCAATTAGTTTCCTTCCTTCGGTTGTTTCATTTTCTGATCGTTATTGTCAGTTTGTTGAAAGCTTGCTCGGCGTGTTGCCTTTTGCCGGTCCTCCAGCTCTTCCTTCAAGTCCTGAAGGCTGAGCATGTCGTGGTCGTTGTCGTTCGGGTGGCTCACGAACTGAGCGGCATCGAGAGCGAACTTGATACCTGCGATGAAGCCGGTGTCGAATGCGATGTTGACGAAGCTGCCTGGCTTGGCGTTTTCGTGTATTCGCGCAGAACTGTCCTGATTTTCGTCACTGGCCGCAGCTTCTTCCTCGATTTTTGCGCGCTCAAGCGAAATACCATGCTGGACGCCTTGGTTGAACGCCTTGATCGAGCTGGAGGCGATGACGGACATGAGATCACTCACTTCTGCTCTCCTTTGATTGCATCAGAATGCAATGCTTCGTCATCATTTATTGCATTGAAATGCACGCCTTCGATTTCCTCAATTACCCAATCAAGTTCTACCCAATCGCAATTCATGTGCTTGAGATTGTCATCTTCGGCATCTAAAAACGCTGTTAGTTCCTCGCCGTGTAAATACATACATTCACAGCGCTTGCTTCGGAACAGCTGGGCTAGGCGTTCACGCTCTCGGTCTGCTCCGTAGCAAATAGGGCAAGTGAACATCTCCGAGTAATAGAACTGGTCAATGGCGCAGTATTTACGCTCTGCCAGCGTGCGCTCTTTGACAGCGGACTTCTTTGCGGATCTGGCGACCGGAAGAGACTTCTCACTCACTTGGCCACTCTCCGTCTGTCACGAGTAGCGCGATCATGGCGTAGTTGGCCAGGTCGATAAATGAGTCCCTGAGTGACTCGTGCTCCGGTGTTGCACCGGTGTCGATCAGGTGATTGATTCTGGCGAGCTTGTCGTGCATCCGGACTCTGAGGCCGTTGAGCGGTCCTCCAGGGCTCTGAGAGATGTTCTTTGGCCCGTAGTCGCGGTGCTTAGAGATCAGGAGCTCGGCGTTGAGGTTGAAATACTCGTGAACGAGCTGAGCGAAGTCCTGCTCCTGGTAGAAGCGCTGCTCTTCGGCAGCTTCGGCTTCGAGTTGCTTGAGGTAGTCCTGGCGAGCGGTCATGCGGTGATTCCTTCTTCTTTTGGTGCGGCGAGCTTGATTTCGACCTCGACTCGCTCGCGTCCTGGTTCGGCGTAACGCTTACGCGCGTGCCAGGTGACGATCAGTGAATCGTCTGCGAGCGCCGCTGGAGTCTCGACCGACATTCCATCCCCTAGAGCCCGCTGGAGCTTGTCCAGGTCGGGAGCTACTGAGGGGAGGAAGCGTCGGACGGTCTTTGGCTTGGGTAGGTAGAACGTCGCGGTCACGGTTACCGGTTCGGTGAAGATCCGGTCGTCTCCGGTGGCCTCGAATGCTTCACTTACTGCCTTGGCGATGGCAAGTCTCCAGGGCTTGACGTCGGATGCCTCGATGAAGCGGCCGTTGCCGACGTAGCGCTTGGATCCCTGCGGTCTTGGTGTGCCGTAGGCAGTGAAGTAAAGCTCGGTTCTAGTCACGGCTGGCTTGCCATCCTGCGGCTCCTGCTCCGGCCGCGAAAAAAATGCCAGCGATGAACTGAAGTGCAGCCAGGAACGGCTCAGCGATCTGACTAGCCCCTGCAAAGAACAGAAGGCTAATCAGAACGGAGATGACGACCTGGATCACTAGAAGGGCTTGTCCGCGTCGATAGCCATGTCGTTGATCCACGAGTTATCCACGACGCTCTTGACGGTCTCAACCGCATCGCTGCTCCGGATGATCTCGATGGAGTCAGCGTTGACCACGAGGTTCTTGTAGGTCTTGCCGTCCTTCTCGACCTTGTCAGTCTTCTGACGGCCGATGACCTCGATGTAGTCGCGCTCGTTGAAGCTCTGACCGCGTAGGTGATCCGGAATCCAGACCTTGAAGTCCGTGTAGCCGATGGTTTCCCATTCGCCGGCCTGGTTCTTCTTGGCGTGCTTTTCGAAGACGATCAGGGAGTTGTCATAGACGGTTTTCACCGTCGCCTTGAACTTGATCTCTGCCATTGTGTTGCCTCTCTAGCGCGCGAGCGCTTCCTTCTTGACTGCCCTGATGAGCTCGTCGTAGTTGTTGTGCTTTTTGGTCCGGTAATAGATCGAGAACTGCTCGGCGATGAGCGCGTTGCGGTCCTTGTAGATCCGCAGCTCCTCGGCAACACGTTGAACGTGATCGGGATTGACGCAGTCGTTGTTTCCGCATGTCCGGACGCCTGGCATGTGCTCGAGTCCGTTGCGGTCGATGGGCTTCATGGTGTCCAGGTCGATCTCTCCCATCCAGGGAATGCAGACCTGGTCACCGTTCTTGATCTGAGTGCGCTTGCCCGAGTTGCAGTCCGCGCAATTCCGGTTTTCGCTGCCTCGGTTCAATCTGGTCCATACGTTCTCGCCTGGAATCTCCTGGCCGCATCGAGCGCATGGCTTGGAATAGAGGTCGTAGGTCTGTGTCATGTTGCTATGCCTTCGCCCAAACAATGGCGTTACGGCCGGAAGCCAGCTTCACGCGCTCTCCGGTGTCCATGATCAGACCGGCACGAACGAGCTCAGCTCGACGGGAACGAATACCGGACTCCGAGGCTCGAGGTGCCAGCTTGAGGTTGCGGTAAGCCTCGACCAGGTCGATGTCGGTGCGAGGACGGACCAGGGCCTTGAGGATGAACTCCTGGGTCTTGGTGATGTCGTTGACCGATGCCGCAGCCTCGTGACTGGTTATCGGGTCGGTGTTGCGTGCGTGTGCCATGTTGCTTTCCTTCCTGGGCTAGAACGCGATGAACGTGAACCAAAAGCTTTCGATGGATGGCCAGACGGCGCGGAGGATGATCCGGTGGACGTCGAGGGCCAGGGCAAGACCGAGCGCAGCGGCTCCGGTAACTGCCAGGGTGAATGATGCGCGGTTGCTCACTATGCGGCCCTCCTTGACTTCAAAACCTCAGCGGCCGCGTCAACGCGGAGCTGAAGGAAGTGGGCCATGCCGCGATCTGAGTTGCGGTGAGCGAGCATGAGCTGGGTGCGCTGGTAGCGCTGGATTTGCTTCAGTCTGTCGGTTGGGATCGTCTCAGCGATCTCAACGAGTGATTCGTGGGTTGCGGTCATTGTTCTTTCCTTCCTTGACCTTGCAATAACTCTAATGTGAATTTGTGAAGTATTGCAACAACTTTTTCCGGCGTGTCATGTTGCTATTAGCTCGAGCAAACTGGGCAGATCAAAGCAACGCGGTCGTGGATGCAAAGCTTCGGCGGGTTCTTGCGGGCATGTTCCTGAGCTTCGCGCATGGCTCGTCGTTGTTCTTCTTCTGCTCGGCGGCGAGCTTCGTCCTTGCGCTTGCGTTCCTCGAGCTCCTTAGCCTGGATCTCTTCCTTGGTGAGCTCGCGCTCCGGTAGCGGTTCGTCATCCCAGCGGCCACCGTTCAGCCAGGTGGTCGGGTGTGCGATGAATTGCTTGTTCGGGGAGAGATTTGGATCATTGGCGTATCTGAGAGCTCCAGCCAGGATGACCTCGAGCTTCTCTCGCTTCATGGCACTCGCCAGGGCTCGCTTCGCTGCCAGCTTCTCGACCTTGCGTGGATAAATCTTCCAGAACTTCTCGAACGCTTCCTCGAGCTCCGCTTGAGGGAGAACTTCTTCTTGATGTTCTTCTAAAAGAATGTTCTTCTTAGTGGTCGGATTTTCCGTCGTCGGGTTTTCCGTCATCGGTAAATCCGTCAACGGTTCCGGATCGCATGTCGTCCAGACTGACTCACCGAAGCGACCGGCCTCGTTGCTCTGAGTGCGCTTGAGGTAGCCAGCGCGCTCGAGCTCCTGGATCGCTGAGCGAATGGCGTCTCGGCCCTCGAGGGAGGTTGCTGCCAGGGAGTGAATGCTCAAGGACCAACCAGATCGGTGGCTGAGAATGTGTGCGAGGAGACCGCGAGCCTTGAAGCTCAAGCGGGTGTCTCTTAGCCAGGCATTGGGGACCTGGGTGAAGTGATCGTCAAAAGTGTGGTGGCCGCGAACTAGTGGCATGGTCGAACTACTTTCCTTCTCTTGCGCGAATTACTTTAGTGCCAAATTCGTCATCGAGTAAGAGCCAGCGGTGTGTCATGCGATTGAAGACCGGTTCTTTTTCCGGCTTCTGCCATCTCTCGAGCTTCCAGCCGTAGGTCTTGGCGATCTCTGCCTGGGACGCGTCGGCTTCGATCAGGAAATTCATTCTGGAGCAAAGGATCACCAGATTGCTGGGTCGATCCAGAAGCTTGCTGCCTCCCATGCCACGGTTGATCCGGTGGTTTGGGGAGACGGCTTCGGTCTCTCCGCAGTGAACGCATCCCTTGTCGCGCTCCATGAGCCTTTGGAAGTCCTTGGGCTTCATTCCTCGTCTTCTTCGGGGAAGTAGCGAAAGCCGATCTGCATCTCAGGAACGGTGTGCTCTTCTGCCATGTCGATGAAGGCATTCAGCGCGGCCGAGCCTGGATCTTCTTCCTCCTGGGCAGGGCAGTGATGCTTTCGCCTCCACTCGCGGACCCATCGGATGGCATTCTCAGCCTTGACCTCGATGCCAAAGCTCGCTCCGCAGGAGCACGTCTCACTCACCTTCACGGCGACCCCAAAACATGCTCATGATGTCCAATGCGGCCTCCAGCGCGTTCTCTCCGGCAAGAAGTAGTGCAGCCGGTAGCTCGGCCTCTTGAAGTGATGCCTCGAGGCTCACGGCCTCTCGCATGGCCATGAGGCGATCTACGCACTGAGCCACGCGCTTCTCCGATGGATCATCCGACTGAAGGGAGTCGTCAACCAGGAGCCTGAGTCCCTTGAGATCCACTAGCGTTCCCCGATCCCAGCGGTTCTCCAGGTGAGCTCGACCATGCGAGCTTGGGTCTGGAGGTTGGATTGCTGATCCTGGAGATGCCGGAGCTTGGTCTTGATGCGATTGACCTCAGCCTTGGCGATCTCTGCCTGGAGCCTGGGCTCCTCAGACTGGAGCTTGGCGATGGCCTGGCGCTCGGGAATGTTGCCGGAGCTGGAGAGAAGGGCCTGGGCTTCCGCGGTGTCTGCCTTCAGCTCAAGCTCGAGGCTTTTCTTTTCTGCCTCGGCTAGAAGCGCGATGCCCTTACCGGCTTGCTCGTTGATTGAGCGCAGCTCTCGGATGATGTCGTCCGGACCGACGATCTCACTCATTGGTCCTCCTCAAGGAGCTGGGTGAGGCGATCAGTGAGCCGATGAACCTCTTGGATGAGCTGATGAGCGCGCTCAACTTGGCCCAGTGCGTTGAGGATGTTGACAAGCTCGAGGACTTCGTCAACGGCGGCTTCAAGAACTCCAACCTTGAAGTCGAGCTCACTTCCCATTCGCCTTCGCCTTGGTGCTAATGGCTTCCAGGATCTCGGCCGGTGCCTTCTGGGTCCTGGCCTCGTTGTAGAGCTGACGCAGGGAGTCCATGTCGTTGGTCTTGTCTAGATCGGCCATCCAGTTTCGCTTTGCCGGTGCGTCCTTGGTCTTCTCTGATCGGTTGCGAACCTCTTCGGCGCTCGCGATTCCCTTGCGGGTGTCAACGGCCAGGGCAGCGACCATCGCGCGTCCCCAGGCTGCGGTCTCAGCGTTCTGAACCTCGGAGTCACGGGTGAACTGAGTTGGGCCAGGAATAGGCTCCCACGCGGTGCCAATACCTGGACGCTCGTCATCCGGTGCGCGATAAGCGGCTGCGGTGTAGACCACCCAGTCCTTACCGGCGACGTTGACGAACTCGAGCGAGACCTTCTGAAGAGATCCCTGCGGGAACTTCTCTCGAAACTCCACGATTCTGGTGGCGACGTCGATGTAGTCGAGCGGCCCCTTGTAGTTGCTTGCTTGTGCCATGTTGCTATCCTCTCTTGAAAATCAGAAACGGCTTGCCCGCGCCACGCGCCTGGCGAGTAAATGTCCAAATGTCATGAACCAGACCGCGCTTGGCCTTGCCCATCGTGTCCAGGACTTCGGACTTGAGTCGGTTGACGAGCTCTTCCTGCTCCTTGAGCTTCTGAGTCTCGAGAACCAGGTGCATTCCTAGATCTGCGAGCTCGACCTCATCGTCCTGGATGTCTGGGTTCATCTCGCGGATAGCTTCGTAGGTGCTTAGTGCGCCGTCGTAGTCCGGTTGAACGTCGTTGGCCAGGTGGTGGAGAAACTTCTCGACCTGGACCATGTTGGCTTCCTGCTCGAAGGTGTCGGCCTCAATTCGGAAAGTCCGGAACTTGTTGCCGTGGAAGAGCGCAGCGCAGTAGGCCCAGGAGAATCCGAAGGTGTGTAGATACCACTGAATTTGCGTCCGGTAATGGACGGGGATGTCTGCGGCTGTTCCTTCTTCTCCGGCTGGAGGAACGTTCCAGTCGTCCTCAAACTGCGCGGTCTTGATCTCAAGGATTCCCCAGCCGAGCTCAGAATCATGGAGCAGCGCGTCAGGGTTGGCCAACTGCCATTCACGATCAACATGCGACCAGGTGCCGACGTTTCGCACGACGGTGAGCCCAGGCTTGTCCTTCTCAAACTTGTCGATGACGACCGGCTCGAGCAGCGTTCCCCATTCGGCCGCTTCACTCGGGCTCATGTCGTCCGGTATGCGTCCGGTCTTCTTTGCCCATAGTGCGAATGGTGAGGTCCACGGGGACACCTGGCAGATCGCAGCGATGTCACTTCCACCGATTCCGGTGCGTCGAAGCGCGTGCCATTCCGGTGATCCGTTTTCGAAATTGCCGACACGCTTTGCAGTGCCGAGAGTGTCGGAAATGGTTGTTAGGATTGAGTTATTCAAGGGATTCCTTCCCCCTTGAAACAACGACCGCCAGGTTCCCGACTTGGCGGTTTCGTTGTTTTTGTAGGGTTTTCTCGTTATTGTTGAATCTACAACTACCCACCGACATAGAACGAAGAGCACGATGAGCAAAGCCACTGCAAGACAAGTCTTTGAGAGTTATCTGAAGCTGATGAAGGCTCGCGAGGAAGTCGGTGAGGTGAGCTGCCAGTCGTTCCCCGATGCCTTCTTTCCGGAGCAGAACGAGGAGATCTCCGTAACCCGCTGGGCTAAGCAAGCCTGCGGCCGGTGCCCAATTCAAGATCTCTGCCTGAGCTACGCGGTGCTCGCGAACGAAGAGCATGGAATCTGGGGAGGCACTTCTCCTCGAGAACGTCAACACCTTCGCAGTGGAAGGCGCGTGGCTTAGCCGGATCATCCGAGCGCCATGTGCAGGGCCTTGATGCCACGCTGAACGCGCTTGTCTGCGGCCTGGTGACTGATTCCATAAAACTCCGCGATCTCGTGAAGCTTCATGTCGTCCCTGAAGCGCATCGCCAGGACTTGCTTGTGACCGGCTGGGAGCCGCTTGTAAGCCGCCGAAACCTCCGAGAGCAACACCAGGGCCAACCCAGCCTCAGCCGAGCTCTCTGAGGCCACTGGAGCCCCGCTAATCGGGTGATGAGCGATGGTCGTCTGCGGCCAGCTCGAGGGATCGAAGATGAGTGGCAGCGCCGTGATCACTTCGCGCAGCGAATAGGACTGGTTATCGTCCAGGAGTCCACCGGATCGGTGTTCCTGCTCGGCGACCGCATAGCGCTGAGCGATGCGACGAAGCGCGACCCAGAGCTTGCCCTCGCCACCTTCCTCGGTTCGATACTGCTCGACCTTGTGGTAGTGCTCGAGCATCCAAAGGCAAAGGTGAGAGTGAAGGTCCTCGATCTCAACCGCGCTCCACTTGTTGCCAAGCAAGCGGGAGATCTTCTCCGCGGTCTCTAGTTCCTGGAGAGTGAGTTTCATGCGAGCTCCTTGGTCTCGACTCGAGTGCGAGGCCAGCGGTATGGCATGAGGAGCTCTAGCTTTTGCTCGCGGGTGATCGTTCCCTTCATGACCAGCGGATCCGAGACCAGGCCAGCGGACTGAGAGAACCAGGCTGAGGAGTCGCAAAGTGCTCCACCTTGGATCCACTCGGTGTCACCGATGAGCTGGCTCCACTTACCGGAGTGGTAATGACCGGTAAAGAGGATGTCGGCGTCTCCGATGGGGTCGCGCACTGCGGCCATCGACTTGAACCAGCTCAGGATCTTGGCTTCAGGTGTTCCGGAAGCTCGAGCGATGTGGCCGTGAGTAAGACCGGCAACCCATCCCAAGACCTCGACGGTCATCGAGATGCGCTCACGAGCTGGGAAGCTGAAGGTGACGTTCTCAACCTCAGCCAGGGCAAAAGCCTCAGCGATCTGCTCGACTACGGCAACGTCGTCGTTGTCGGCCAGCGTTGTGAAGGCTTTACCGTTCTGTCGGTTCTCGCCGTGGTTACCTGGCACGACGGCAACATGGACCGGAAGCCCAATGGCAGCGATGCCCAGGAGGACCTCGGTCAGAAGTCTGCGAACGAGCTTGACCTGGTCCCTGCGGTCCAGAGAGACGCTGAAGGTCTGCATCTCATACCAACCGGAGATCCCTTCAACCAGGTCTCCGGTGATCGGGATGAAGATCCGGTCCACTGGCTTACCAGACTTCTTGAGGTTCTTGATGTCCTGAGCTGCGAGATCTGCCAGCTCCAGGGCCTTGGCAACCATCGCCTCAACCCCTCCACCGTCAGCCTGGCCAGCCTGAAGGTCAGTGATTTGGAGGAAATAGGCACGTTCCTCGGTTGAGTCATGTTGCAATCGTGGCTTCTTGGCCTTGCGTGCGGCCTTGACGATGTCATCCAGGTTCTTGATCTCGTCCGGAGTAGTCCGGAGCTGGATCTTGGCCTTGAAGTAGTAGAGACGGACTATCTCGCCTTCACCGACGTTTCCATCCCAGGCGCGAACCTCCACGGGGAAGCTGGGGTCGATGGCGTATTTCGTCCGGTCGATGTTCTTGGGGAGCAGCTCGTCCAAGATCGCGTCCCAGTCTTCGGGAGCTTCGTTGGTTGGACGACTGACCACGACCTCGCCACCGTTACCGCGCAGCTCGAGTCCTGGCTCCCATCCACGGGGATGAGGCATTCGCTTCTTCTTGATCTCGGCAACGTGGCCTTCAGTGCCCACTTGGAGCAGCTTGTCCAGATCCATTAGTTCTCCTTCGGGCATAGGCACTGCCCAGCGCGATGGCGGTGGACGGCCTTCTCGTTGCCCTTGAGTCCAGCGGCCTGGATCTTTAGAGCCACGTTGATGGCTGCGGTCTTCGACTTCACTAGGTCATCGAGTGCGGTCCGGTATGGCTCAGGCAGCTCGGTGAGGAGCTTGCCGATGGAGCAATAGCGAACCTGGGTGATCTCAGTTGCCTCCCCCAGGAGTGCGTCGAGGTTGGTAGTCATTCCTTCTCCTTGCGCGGTTGCTGTAACCGCGTTTCAAGACTACCGTCGAAATACACCATTGTAACTTGACTCGGTGTGTCGTGTTGCAATCATTTCCGAAGAAGAGAAGTGCGGTCCAGGACGATGAGCTCCCGACCGTCAGGCAACCGCTCGATGAACGCCAGCCGAGCGCGATACCGACTCGCAAACTTGAGGACGGCTTGCTCGTTCTCCGTCTCCGGCTCGACCAGGCAGACGATCACTCGACTCTCCACCAGGCAAACGGAGCGGCCAGCGTTGAAGCTACGGCGAAACACAAACTCCCCCTTCTTGAGAGCTAATAAGGCGTGCCTAACAACCTAGTGGGGAAGTTCCTTCTTGAGAATTTCGCGACGGCGAATCGGGATGCCCTTGGCACCGTCGCCGCGCTCGTCGGCCTCGACGTAGATGAAGCCGATGTCCCCTGAATACGCGACCACGATCTTGCGTTGCTTCATCGCCTGGAGCCAGGAGTCGAGCCGAGTCTCTTCGTCATCGGTGAGCTCGATGCCAGCGTTACGTCGGCCCAGGAGCCGCAGCATCCGGACGGGGTATTGGGTCAGGTGCTCGACCTTGACGCGCCAGGGGATTTCCTTGTCGTAACGGATCCGCTGGTTCTCAACTAGGCCAGCTCGGGAGAGAGCTGCGGAGACGGTGGAGCGGGAGACATGAACGCCGGTCGTTCGCTCGACCTCGTCGGCGATCTCCTGGTGAGTCATCCCCGAATCGACCCACCGCTTCAGTGTGCGGTTATCCGGAAGGAGCCTCTTAGCTGGCATGAAACCTGAAGGTATCCGGAAGATGGCATGGTGTCCACTAGTGACATGTTGCAAGGTTGCATGGGCGTGGGGCCTTGTGTAGGGTCCTAAGTTGGAATCCTCTAACAGATTTGGTCCAATGGCTGAGTTCATCTATTGAGCCAGGTCTGTGTTATGTTGCAATCGGGAGGCAACGTGTCACAGATACAGTCGCATAACCGCAAATTATCGTTTGGTATCAGGCAATTTGAGCAGTTCCAGATCGCTCGCAAGATGGCTCCAGGCACCATCAAGAATCGGGTCTATCACCTCTTAGTGTTGCAATCAGTTTCCGGAGATTGCTACCTCAACGACCTCGAGCCTTGGCACTTCGATCAGCTCTTCCAAGAGCGAAATTGGGCACCGAGAACGATGAACGTCGCACTCTCCACGTTCACCCTTTTCCTGAAGTTCTGCCGTGGCCGTGGCTTCATGGACGGCAACCTGGATCCCCTGGTTGGGTGGCGTCGGGCCAAGGTTCCCGAGACCGAGCGGATCCGAATTCCGGTCCAGAAGTGGCCGGAGCTCTTCGAGGCCACGATCACGCCACTCGAGCGGATCGTCCTGGCTTCAGGTCTCTACCTGTTTCTCCGCGTCTCGGAGCAGCAGTGCATCCAGCTCAAGCATCTTCACCTCGATCAGCCCAAGCCGATGGTGGACATTTGGAGGCCCAAGACGAAGACCTGGGACTCGATGCCGGTCACCTCGGAGCTCGAGCCCTTCATTCGGGAGCAGCTCACCTGGATGAGCGGGACGATGGGCCACCAGCTCACGAAGGACTCGTTTCTCATTCCTTACCGGCTGAAGCGGTTCGACCGAAGTGAAGATAATTCGCGCTGGGTGCCGGAAACTCAGTGGATAGATCCGTCCAGGCCCTTCACTCATGGTCATCGTGTGGTGCAGAACATTCTCGATCGGGTCGGTTTCCGCTCGATCAAGGGTGAGGGAGGCCATACCCTTCGGCGTAGCGGGGCAAGGGCTTACTTCGATGCCCTGGCTGAGAATGGTTACGACGGAGCGCTGAGGAGGGTTCAGTCCATGCTTGGACATACGTCTTCGATTCATACCGAGACGTATCTGGGGCTCGATGTTGACCGAGCGACCAGGAACGAGGACCTGGCAGGGAAGCCGATGTTCCCAGGCATGGACCTGGCGAACGTTTCCAGGATCCGGAGGGCCTCATGAAGTGCGTGCGGAAGGACTCGAGCTGCGCTGGCGTTGTCGAGGAGTTCATCATCTGGCAGCGTCACACTCCCCAGGCCGCTTCGGTGACGCTTTGCGAACACCATGCCGAGCCACTCCAGGAGTTCGCCAATGACGGCGAGGACACCGAGATCCCAATGCGGAATCGGATCCCGATGGAAGTGACGAAGCTTCGCAAGGTGAAGGAGACCGAGCACTTGAAGAAGTAGCCCAGAAATGCGAAAAGACCCCCCAGCGAATTGCTAGGGGGTCTTCTCGTTTGGGTGAGATCTACTTCTTGAATGCCTCGTCCACTTCGGCCTTCGTGAGCTTGCCGTCGGTGTAGTAGGACTTAGAAATTGAAGCCCAGACCGTCAGAGCTGCGGCGATGGCCGTCATGACTGCGGCCTTCCATGCCTCGATGTCCATGATGGAAGCTGAGGCCATTAGAACGGCGATCTCGCTACCAATGAGAGCAGCGGTCCTCTTGAGTGCTTCCCAGATAAGGGTCACGGTTCCTCGGTTCTGCGGTCATCGGATGGGATAGGGACGGCGAAACTCCCCTTCCTCGATGAGGTTGCGGAGCTTGGTCCCTGGGCAGGCCGTGGCTCGGATGAGACCGTGGCCCGTCACCTCCAGCTTCTTGTTGCTTCGACGCTGGAGAAGGTCGATGGCTCGCTTGATCCGGTCAACCGCCTCGGGTGTCACCCGCTTGCGAGTGTCGCCCATGTAGGCGATGCCGTAGTTGCGGCCGTTCGCGTCAGCGGTGTGGCATCCCATGACGTCGATGCCTCGGGCCTCGTAAAGACGACCGGCGTAATCCACGACCAGGTTGTAGCCGATGCCTCCGCAGTTGCGAGCCTTGTGCGACTTGTCGATCATCCGGAGCATCGCCTCAACGTCCTCCTGGGACTTGCCCTCCGGAGTGACGGTGTGATGAATGATGATGCCCGTTCGATACGACGGGGAGATCTTGTTGGTGTAACGAGTGAGAGCTGGTGCTCCCCACTTAGAACGGCGAATCATGATGCCTCCAGTGGCATCTCGTAGGGATGTTTAGTCCGCTACGTCCACCGGTTTGGTTGCCGACTTGATGAGTGGCAGCGGATCCTCAGTTGGGTTCACTGCCAGGTTGATCTTGTCTCCGGCCATGAGATGAAGGTGCGGACCGCTCGATGCGGAGCCGCTATTTCCACTCAGGCAGATCACCTCGCCACCCTTGACCTTGTCTCCGACCTTGAGATCCTTCGGAAGCTCTTTGAGGTGGTCGTAGCTGAAGATCTTGGTGACGCGCTTGCCGTCCTTGACGACGAGGCAACGGATCTCGAGTCGGTATCCCAGGACCTTGGACTCGCCCATGAAGACGACGGTCCCGTTGCCGATGGCTCGAAGCGGTGTTCCGGTGGGAACGGTGAAGTCGAGGCCACGGTGAGGGCCTAGACCGAGGGACTTACGGGTTTCGGATAGTTCTCCGAAGCGTGCGCCGATTTTCTTATGGTCGGCTGGCCAGAAGGTTTGAACGATTGGCAATTAGAGCTTCACCTCGGTGCCTGGGTTCAGTGGCTTGCCACCGTTGAGCTGGTAGAGCTCCTGGGCTCGCTCGTGCTTGGTCATGCCTTCAGTTGGGAACATGCCTGCGATGGCCGCGTAGCTGTCGCCGTCCTGGACGGTGTAGCAGCAAGGGTTTGGCACTGGCGTCGGTGTGAAGTTTTCGGTCTCCTCGATGACCTCATCCACCGGACGCTCGAATGGAGTGCCCTCCTGGACGATGCCGTCGTTGTCGAGGTCTACCGGTGCCGGTTTGTAGGTCACGGTTCTCTTAGCCATGTTTCTCCTATGCGGTTACGTCGCCGGTCACCAGGTAGAGACCGGAGGCAAGGCAAGTCACGGCAGCGGCCGAGTATTGCTTTGACGTCTTGAGCTTGTTGTCTGGTGATCCGAGCGTGACTCCGGCTCCAGCGGCAAAAGTGAGCTGGCCGGTTCCCCACTGAACGAATTGGATGGACTCACCTGGGTTCAGAACGTTGGCGATAGTGATCGTGATCGCCGAGCTCGAAGTGGATCGGATGAACGTGTTCTCGTCCGCGGCGAGGATGGTGTAAGCCGCTGCGATGTCCTTGACGGTGGTCACAACCGCGCTCACGTTGATCGTGCCAACGAGAGATCCATAAGCCAGGGAGTTCCAGGCCGTGGTTCCGTTGCCGATCTTGTAAAGACGAGTGTTCGTCTCAAGACCGATCTCACCCTGGGCCAGGATCGGGTTCGCCGATGTCCAGTTGGCCGAGGTGTCGTTTCTGAGCTGGATCTGAATTGCCATTAGAAGGAACCTGCGCTTCCACCGTTGATTACTGAGAGAGTCCCGCCATAGACGGAGTTAGCCTTGCCGCCGTCGAGGTTCCCGTAGGGATCTCCAGCGGGGCCTTGAGGACCGGTTGCTCCTTGTGGTCCGGTGGCACCGGTAGGACCCTGCGGTCCGGTGGGGCCAGTGGCTCCCGTGAGACCAATCGGACCCTGAGGACCTGTCGCACCGGTATCACCCTTGGGGCCTTGCGGACCGGTCGCACCGGTAAGGCCTTGTGGACCCTGGGGACCGGTTGCTCCGGTGTCTCCCTTTGGTCCTTGAATTCCTTGAGGACCTTGAGGGCCAGTGGCTCCGGTTGCACCGGTGTCGCCCGTGTCTCCCTTGAGACCCTGAGGGCCTTGAGGTCCAGTCTCGCCCTGGGGACCGGTAAGACCCTGCGGACCCTGAGGTCCCATTGGGCCAACGTCTCCGGTGTCACCCTTGACGCCCTGGATTCCCTGGAGTCCCTGCTCACCCTGCGGTCCTTGAGGACCGGTCGGGCCAGCTTCACCCTGAGGGCCTTGCTCGCCCTGAATGCCCTGGTCTCCCTTAGAAGCTAGGAGAGTCCAGTAGACCGTTCCAGGTGGGTAGCCAGGATTAGGCTCGAGCACTCGATACCAAAGCGATCCGGCATAGGTGACGACGTCGCCAGGCCAGTAGTCGGCAGCGTTGTCGTATTCGCCGCGGAAGTTCCATAGAGCATCGGCACCGGCAGGACCCTGAGGTCCCTGCGGCCCTGGCTCACCCTGGGGACCGGCCACTCCAGGATCTCCCTGAAGTCCCTGAGGACCCTGGTCGCCTGGATCACCCTTGGGACCCTGAGGCCCTTCTGGTCCCTGCGCTCCGGTAAGGCCCTGAATGCCCTGAGGACCGGCTTCTCCTTGGTCACCCTTGTCGCCCTTAGGACCGGCTGGTCCGGTGGCTCCTGCGGGTCCCTGAGGGCCTGGCAGACCTTGGTCTCCCTTGTCGCCCTTCTCGCCTCGAGGACCAACGGGTCCCTGAGGGCCGGTTGCTCCGGTTACGCCGCGAAGACCTTGAGGTCCCTGCGGTCCTTCGGGACCGGCTGGACCGGTAAGTCCTGGAAGACCTTGCTGGCCACGCTCACCCTGGGGACCTGGCAAACCTTGAGGACCACGAGCTCCCTGAGGACCGGTGGGTCCGGTGAGACCGCGCTCACCCTGGGGGCCTTCTGGTCCGCGCTCACCCTGGAGTCCACGGGGACCGGCTGGTCCGGTGTCACCCTGGTCGCCCTTGTCACCTTTAGGGCCTGGAGCTCCTGGAGTTCCCTGAGGTCCAGCGGGACCCTGAGGTCCTTGCTCTCCTCGGTTGGCGAAGACGGCCAGGCTGCCCTCGGATCCACCGGAGACGGTGACGTTCTGGTTGGAATCCGCAACGATGCGAACCTTAGGCACGAACGACCTCCGGACTTACCTTGATGGATCCCTGGACCAGGCGAATGACGGGTTCGCCACCTGGAGCGCTGAGCTCGATGGCGTAGACGTATTCGGGAAGGGTGAGCTGGGAGGTTTCGGCTGCGGTGAGAGTGATCGAGATGGTTCCGGTCGCGATGTTGATCGCGGGAACGTGCTCGAGTGTCAGGTTGCCATCGGTGCTCGGACGAACGTGCATGAGAGCTGAGTAGCCGGTCAGATCGACCACGCTGCCGTCGTCGTTGGTGTATTCGAATTGCCTGGTGAATGTCGCACCGGCGTCGATGTGCAGTGTGTAGACCGCTGCCATGTCAGCTCCTTAGAAAAGAACGTTGTAGATAGCGCCAACGAGCGCGATGATTCCCGCGCCGAGGGCTGAGTAGGAGATTCGCTCGACCCATTCCATGCGGGCTTGAGCGAGCTCGAGGAGTCGGATGCGTTCGGCGTGATCCGTGGCCTGGGCCTTCTGGACTGCGGCGTCTGCGCGCATCTCGATGACGAGTTCCTTGACCTCCCTCATCTCCTTGTAGAGCATGAAGGTGGTTACGCGTGCGGTCGATTCTTCCTCGGCCGGCATGACTATGCGACCAGGAGCTCAGCTTCTTCAGCCGTCAGCGGCTCGCCTGCGACGAGCTTGGCGCGAGCTGAAAGCTTCAAGGCTTCGAGTCGAGCTTCCTCGGCCTCGCGTGCTTCCTGCTCGGCAAGAGCCTGGGCTGCCATGAGCTCGCGCTCGGCGATCTCCTCAGCGCTGAGCGGGATGTATTCCTGCTCTCCGGTTGCGGTGTTGACCACTAGCTTCATGAGCTGTTCTGCCATTAGTTGACCTCGATCCAGTCTTGGGTGTCTTCGTTCCAGGTGTATGCCTGGCCATCGGTTGGGTAAGGCTTTGGCGCTTGCCAGTCGCACGTCTCTTCGTTCAGCATCCAAGACTCGAAAGGCTTGGGAGGAATGAAGGCATCGCGGTCTTCGTCGTAAGTGAATCCCACTCCAGCGAAGTTCTTTCGGATGCGTGCGTTGTAGCTGGTCTGAATCCAGCGACCGCCGAAGGTCTGCAATAGCCAATCGTAGCCCTCATTGGGGAAGTTGTTGTTGGTGACAACCACCCGAGTGACGAGGTTGTCTTTATCTAGTTCAGCAAAGTGGGCCATTAGGCTGCATACCTCACAATCACAATTCCAGAGGCACCGTTACCACCGATAAGCGAGTCACCGGCACCACCTCCACCAGATCCCGTGTTGGCAGTCGCGTTTCCACCGTTGCTCGAGGCGTTTCCACCGTTACCTCCACCAGCTTGACCGGCTGCTCCGGTAGTGAAGCCTTCTCCACCGCCACCACCAGCTCGCGCTATCGCGGTTCCAGTGATGCTGGATGTGCGACCCGCTCCTCCTGCTCCTCCGGTGCCGCTAGAGGCGTTGCTTCCGGTTCCACCGGCACCACCACCACCACCACCACCGCGGTTAGCTGAGAGACCGTTCCAGAATCCCACTCCACCGCCATAACCTTGGTTTGCGGTGCCAGCGCCGCCGCCTCCCTGGGGGCCACCACCTCCACCGGAACCACCAGACGATCCGGCGTTTCCGAAGATTCCACCCTTACCACCACCGATTGCCGTGATGATGGTGCCGAAGCTGGAATTCGAGCCCGAAGTTGCTTGGTCTCCGGATGGTGTGCCATCGCCTGCTCCACCGGCTCCGACTAGAACTGCGTAGTTGATGCCGGACGTGAGCGAAAGTCGTGCTTCCGCTGAAGCGCCGCCACCAGACAACTCACCTACAACGGATGAGCGATAACCTCCTGCACCGCCGCCACCACCGGCACCGTTTCCGCCACCACCACCGGCGACAACTAGGTATTCGACGTTGGATAGATTCTCGAGCGGAGTGAAGTCGCCTGAAGTTGTAAACGTATGAACCCAGAAGCCATTTATGAGTTGGGCTGTGCCGCCGATTGCCTTAGGCGTCTTGTCTCCAGCAAACTTCTTGATGCCGTAAAGCGTTGCGCTGGATCCAGCTGCAAAGTTTGGAGCGGCGTTCAGTGTGATCGAAGTGATTGGCGCGTTGTTAGCCCACTGCCCCGCCCAGATCTGCGGATAGGCCTCCGCGCTGTTCTGCTCCATGACGCCGTCGATGCTGATGGACTTGGTTTGGCTCGCCGTGTAGTTGGGGATGTAGATCTGCGCGTTGCCGAAAGTGTTGGCCGTTGCGTTCGCTCCGGAGATAATCGGCCCCAGCATGTCCGACCGTGAACCTGAGGTCGTGAAGACACCGGCTCCAATGCCGCCGTTTCCAAAGAGATACCTGAAGCTGTAACCGCTGGTCGAGCCGTTGAACGTGAAGGTCACGTATTGCGTAACGTCTGCGGTCGTGCTTCGTCCGGACAATGAAATGGCGAGATCGGTGAAGCCCTGCGGTATTGAGTTGAACACGATACTCGACTGAGTGCTTGTCAGCTCAACTCGCTGAATCATTTCCATTGTCATGCTTATCCTGCTATTCCGTAGAGAGTCAGAGTGGTTCCGGCGTTGAGCGAACTCACGTTCAGTCCGACGGTGATCTGGTTGATTGCCGCCGTGTTAGCCCAGCGCGCAGAGCCCATCCAAACTTCCACCACGCCCGACATTGAGCGCGATAGAACCGTCTTGTGCTTGTCCGTCGTTGAGTAGTCAAAGATGTTGAGTGTTGCCACGCTTTGCGAGGTGCCTATCACGGTCGCCAGGCTTGTTGAAGTGGCCGAGCCTGCGTCGGAAACCGTCGTTGAGGTCAAACCAACTGCCCTAATGTAGGAATAGCTCGAACTAGCATCGCCATTGAATCGCAGTTGAATGAGTGCAGCCGATCCGACTGTTCCATCGACAACCAAGACGAGATCCCGCAGAGCTACGCCGCTGGCGCTGGTCGGAATGTTGTTGAAGGAAACCTCGCTCGTAGCAGCGCTGAGTGTTACCGAGCCGAGCGGCGTGTATGTAGGTGTAGGCATGTTATTTCACTCCATAAAGACTCACACGGCATCCAGGCACTAGCGAGTTTCCAGACTGCCCGACCTCGATGCTGTTGATGGCCGCGGTGTTACGCCAATGCCAACCTCGGACTTCGACGTTGGGACTTGAGTTGTTGTGAGAGCACAGCACTCGAGCAGTCTTGAACTTGTTTGTGTTGAATGCGTCGATGAGGTCGATCAGGGCGACGGCGAAGATCCCAGAAGGCGCTTGCGCTGAGGGAATGTTGCTCGCAAGTCCGAACGTGGTGTTGGTGGCGTTGAACGACGACACGCTTGAACCGCCAGCTGCGATGCCGTGGTAGGCGTAATTTGCCGTCGAGTCTCCGTTGAGACGCACGAGCGTGCCGTTGGCTGTCGAGTTGGTGTTGTCGCGTAGCGTCATGCGAAGGTGGAGGTGCTTGTAGCTCGATGCGTATTGCGCCAGGTTGTTGAATGTCACGCTCGCAACGTTGCTCGTTACCAGTGCGGTCTGTATGTGCTCAAAGGTTGCGCCTGCTCCACCTGCGGCAGCTAGGAATCCAAGTGGTATCAGCATTAGGCCCCCAGGTTTCCGACGAGGTAGTAGACGCCCGCGCCTGCGCTGGTGATCGTTGCTCCCGCGTATTGCTTGGCCGTCTTCAAGTTGTTATCTGCCGAGAAGAGCTGGACACCGGCACCGGCCTGGAAGGTGATTTGACCGCTGCCTGCCTGGATGAAGTTGACGGACTCGCCTCGGGCAAGGACGTCGGCCACCGTGACGGTGATCGCTGCGGTTGCTCGGATGTAGGTGTTTCGGTCTGATGCCTGGATCGTGTAAGCCGATGCCTGGTCACTCATTCCGGTGGCGATGTCGGCTGCGCTTTTGGCTCCCAGGAAGGTGCGTCGGTCGGTGACATTGTTTGCCGCGATAGATCCTGCGAGCGCCGGAACCGAGACGTTAGCGAGTGGAAGCTGGTAGATACCTGAGTCAGTCTGAGTCAGGGTTGGCGCGACCGGTGATGCGGCAGGCGTTCCGTTGACAACCTTGAGGATGATGGTGTTGGCCGTTGGGTCGAGCTCGAGGACCACGGTGTCGATGCGTGGGTTGGTCGCGTTAGCCGTTGCGATTGCGAGGGTCTCCTGAGCGTTGCTGAGGTAGTAGTGGCCGCGAACCATCGCCTGGCCTGCGGGCACCTTGACGAATAGACCGGAGTTGTCGCCGAAGGGCTTGAGCTCGGTTCCGGTGACGGAGCCACGAACGCCCTCGCCGATGTTGCGAGCCCACTGCGAGAATTGCGTCTCGCTTGTGTCGATGTTCTCGAAAGGCCAGGAAGTCTGGGCCATGTCTTCTCCTTACTAGGTGCGCTCGAGGCTGCTAATGCGAAGCGCGGTGTCCGCTTGTTTGGTGAGTAGCTGGGTCTCGTAATCGTTGGAGTTCGGTTCTCCGACCGTTGCTCCGATTCGGACGCCGTCTTCTTTGATCAAGATTCCGACCTCGGTGACGATGGCCTGGAGCTCGGTGTCTCCGACCACGACGGTGACCTTGTCTCCAAGGTTCCAGTCCACTCCGTAGAGCATGGTCTGGTCATCGCTAGGGGAGATGCTCACCGAGACGATGGTCTTGCCGTCCTTGACCAGGATCTCGTCTCCGGCCTGTTCGAGCTCAGTGACGTCCTCAGTGCTTCTCTGATCCTTGAAGATCTCGATGCGTCGTCCCCAGGCAGTCTCAGCCTCGAGGGAATCGCTGGAGGTTCTCTCCAGGAAGGTGCGGAGCTCAGCTTCTCCCTGGCCTGCCACGATGATGCGGGTGGCCTTGGGCTGGGTGTAGCTGTATTCGCTCTTCTTCAGTCGGCCGTTGTCGAGATCGAGTCGAACGAATGCGCTGCGATCTGCCGGTGCGTAGACCTGAAACTCGAGCTCGTCGCCGTTCTGCTCGATGGTGAAGCCCAGCTCGCTTAGGTCTGCCAGGCCCTTGAGTAGCTCCTGGAGGCTCTCGAATCGTGCCGAGCCCTTGACGGTAGGGCCAAGATTGCTCGTGGCTTCTACGGTCAATTCAGGGACGCGCCTGGTGGCCGGTGCTCCTGGCCCGATGTTCGCGTTGACGTATGCCTTCATGACCGTTTCGGCGTTACCGGTGCGCTCGTCATAAGCCTGGGTCTGAGCGGTGACGTCGGCCGTGGATGGCGTCGGATAGGCCAAGCGTTCGCTCAGGAGAATGGAGTCGTCCACGCCCTGGATGGTGTAGGTGCCGACCAGGTCCTCGGTGCTCTGATCCGTCTTGACCGAGGTTGTCGGTCCGGAGATGAGAACGCCCTGGCTGGTGCTTACGATCAGACCGGATCCTGGTTTGCGGAGCTCTTCGGCGAGGGGATGGCCCACCGGAAGAGTTACCTGCCAGGAGCCTGGCTCGTTGTAGCGAAGGACCGCGTTGAAGCCTGGGAGATCCGCTGGTCGAAGTTGACCCACTCGAACGAGGTCGCTGTTTCGGACCTCGATGACTAGGTCTTGAACTTGCATTAGTGAATTACCTCGAACCTAAGTGCGTAGTTGCATGAGATGTAGGTGCTAGTCGTGGTCTCCAGGCCGTTGACCTGGATCACTTGCTGCCCTGGCTTTATCGGGAAGAGCTTGGGAGCTGGCCCGAGGATCGGATAGCGGTTGGTTCCGTTCTGATCCGTCACGGTGCCGAGCTCGGTGTCGATGGTGATCGTCTCGCCAGGAGCGACCGCTTCGGTGAAGCTGAAGGTCTGCGGTCCGTTGGAGATCACCAGGTTGGAGATCGGTCCTCGGATGGTCCAGATCGGGAAAACGTCCACGTCGGCCGAGGAGTTGACCGAGACCTGGCCCAGCGTTGTGGAGCTGGAGACTTTCATCTTGGTCAACTGAGGGAGTAGACCGCGGCCGGTGTTACCGGACGAGATGGTGAAGGTCTGGTTGCTGGCCGATTCCCAATAAGGCTGGGGAGCTTGCATTTGGATGACCCAGCGGCACCAGGTTGATCCAGCGTCCGCACCGAACTGAGTCTCGGCTCCACCGACATAGTGGGCCTCGAGGAAGAGCTGGTCGCCGTTGCTGTAATTGGCCACGATCTTGGTGGGGCCAGTCTTGTCTTGCAGCAAGCGGGCAAGGCGACGCAGCTTCGTCTCGACGTCCTGCCTGTCGCTTCCAATGATAACGAGTGGAAGGTCGATGTCCCTGATGCCTCGCTTGGAGTGTCGCCAAGTGCCTCCGTCGCCTGCGGATTCCTCGATGCGAACCGCGGTGGCCGGAATGCCGAAGCCCTGGGCTCCGGTTCCGAGGATGAAGTCGCTGTTCGCGGCTAGGGAGATCGTGTCTCCGTTGGATCCGACGAGTGAGAGTGTGACGTCTACCATGCGCCGACCACCTTGGCTCTCTTCATAGCTTGAATTAGTTGCTGCTCAGCGTCCAAAGAGTTGTTTGGCGCGGCGTAGTAGTTGACCGTTGGAGCCTTGGGGTTGTTGAGTCCCATGTAGCGCTCGAAGTCCTTGAGCGGTGTGACAACCTCAGGGCCCGCTTCTCCGATGATGGCCGGAGTCGGTCCGGTGACGAATCCACCGGCTGCCATGAACTGCCACGGCATAGCGCTACCGCCACCACCGCCGCCACCCTTAGGAGCGGGCTTAGCGACTGCGGACGCGGCTGCGCTTGCTGCGCTACGAGCTGCGGAACTTGCCGAGCTTGCTGCGCTGGCTGCGGCTCGAGCTGCTCCAGCGGCGTCGTTAGCGAGCTTGGCTGCGCCCTTAGCGTCGTCGGCTGCGGCCTTAGCTAGGCCAGCGGCAACCTTGACACCGTCAGAGATCTCGGAGGCAAACTTCTTGGCGACCCGCTTCATGGTCGCTTCGATCTCGTTTTCCTTCTTCTTCAGCTCGTCAACAACGGACTGAGCAAAGACGATGCCCTCGTTATAGAGAACGTCTCCGACCTTGGTCGCGAGCTCAAGAGCCTGAGCGTCAGCCTCGTCAGCCAGGACGTTCAACTCGTCAACGGCAGCCTGGCCACCGGCAAGGATGGACTGAGCGAAGTCAACCGCCTGGGCTTCCACGATTTGCTTCAGGATGCCGTCGTTGATGCCCATCGCAACGAGCTGCGAGGTGAGTCGGTTCAGCTCCTTGGTCTTGGCGATGCGCTCCTGGAGCGTCTTGACTGCGTCCTCGAACGTTGTGCCCTGAGCCTGGACGGTCTGAAGGTTCTGCTCAGCCTCGATTAGCTTGTCCTTGGCAGACTTCAAAGCACTAGCCGAAGCGGTGCCCTCGTTGACGAGCTCGTTGTATTCAGCCTGAGCTTCGTTGACGCGCTTCTGAGCCTCGGCCAAAGCGTCGGCCGATGCAGGAGCCTCGATGGTGAGGGTGGATCCAAACTTAGCCGCGAGCTCCTGGATGTAGGAGAGTCGCTGCTCGATGCGTGCGGTGAGGTCGTCCTGAGCGTCAGCGAGAAGTCGCTGGGTTTCCTCGAGGGACTTCTCCAGCGTCTTGAGCTCGGCTCGGTATGCCTTGACTAGAGCGCGAGCTGCGCGGGTTCCAGCCTGGCTTAGGTCGCCCTTCTCAAACTTGTCGGTGATCCACTTGGAGATCTCATCCATCGCGCGGTCGATGTCGCGCTTGTCGCCGGAGAGTCCTCCAACGAGACCCTGAAGGATGTTCTTACCGAACTCCTTGAAGACCTTGGAAGGAGAAGCGATTCCGAGCAGGCTCTTGAAGGTGTCGATTGCGGCGTTGCCGATGCCCTTCATGGCCTCACCGATCAGCTTCGGTCCATCCTTGAGGATGCCCTGGGCCAAACCGGTAATGAGATCCTTGCCAGCCTGGAGGAGCTGTGGAGCTGCCTTCTGGAGTCCCTTGACCATTTCAGGGACGGCCTTGACCAGTGCCTTGACGATCTCAGGGGTTGCCTTGATGACGGCCGTCACCAGTGCGGTGAAGAGCTGGATGCCTGCGGTGACGAGCTGAGGGATCAGCGCGACGATGGTCGTGATCAGCTTCGGCAGGACGGTTCCCACAATGGTGCTAATGAGCGTCGGCAGCATCTTGATCAGACCGGTGACCAGGCCAGTGAAGAGCTGAATCGCTCCGGTAACCAGCTTGGGCAACATGCTGAGCAGTGCGGCGATGATCTTTGGCAGTGCATCCAGGAGCGCGACGATCAGCTTCGGGATTGCCTGAATGAGTCCTTGCACCAAGCCCATGAAGAGACTGAGTGCGGACTGAATAATCTTGGGAAGCATTCCGGTGATCGAGGCCACGAGCTTCGGCAGAAGGTTCACGATGGCCGTGATGAGGTTTGGCACGACCACGGTGAGACCCTGGATCAGTGCGCCAAATAGCTTCTGGGCAGTCTCGATCAGAGTCGGCACCATGCCGATCAGCGTGGAGACAACCTGAGGAAGTGCGGCGACGATGGCGTTAGCCAGGTCGGTAATGATCTTCGGCAGCGCGGTGATGAGCGTGTCGATCAGCGCTTGACGGAATGCGAAGAACTGCTCCATCAGTCGAGTGATACCGCCACCCTGGATCCAAGCCTTGATCGCGTCGTTGGCCTTGCCGAGAAGGTCGCCGATGAAGTCTCCACCTTCGCCCTTCTTGACTGCGTCGAAGAAGCCGGTGATGGTCGGGACAACCTTGGCGTTCATGACGTCCACGAAGCCCTCGAACGCTGAGAGCAGAAGTGCTCCAAAGCTCTCGGAGATGTTGTCCAGGCCGAGCTTCATCTTCTCGGTGGCCGTCGCGGTTGCCGCAGCGGTTCCACCGACCTGAGTCTCGATGGCCTTGAGGACCATGTCCTGAGCTGCCAGGACGTTGCCCGACTCGACCAGGGCCTTGATCTTGTCCTTCTCCACCTGGGTGAAGGTCACACCGGAGCGAGCCAGTGCGGTGATTCCCTTGATCGGATCCTGGAGAGCCTTACCGAGCTGGGTTGCGTTGGTCTCAGCCGATCCAAAGCCGGCCGCAGCCAAGTCGATAGCCGCAGCGGTAGCGCGGTCGAACGCGCCGCCGGTCTCGTCAGCGGTAAGAGCCAGGTTCTTGAATGTCAGAAGCTTGGCCTGGGTGAGCTTGATCTGCTCGGCGTCGGTCGCCAGGTTCAGCTCGTTCGCCTCGGCATACTTCAGAAGTCGGTCGGTGACCTTGCTGGTCTGATCTCCGAAGAGACCCATTGACTTGTTGATCTGCTCGACGCGGGAGTTGGCCTTCTGGACGTCCTCAGCGGCAACGATGGCAGCCTGGGCAAAGCGACCCACGGCCACGATGGAGGCAGCGGTAAGAGCTGGACCGATGAGGCCCTTGATCTTGCCAGCGAATGACTTGCCCGTGGAGGCACCCATCTGGGTTCCAACGAGGTTTCCAGCGCGATCAACCTGGGCTCCAAGCCCTTGCTTGAGGTAGCGGTCGAAGTCCTTGGTGCCTGGAACGATGTTGACGAATGCCGTCGCTAGAGCTCTTTCAGCCATCGTTCTCCTTTGGGTTCATTCGTGCGAGCTTGTCCATAACCACGTTTCGGTTCTGGCCTTGCTTGCCAAGTTGGTTCTTGTCTGCCCACGGTGCCGGATACGGCTTCGGGGCCTTGCGCGTTGCGACTGCCGCGTGGAGCTCATAGGTGTGAGCCAGGGCTATCCATTCGCGCGTAACGGGGTATTCCCATTCGCGACTCGCCGCGCCGAGGTGGGCCGAGGTGTCCTTGACCAGGATGCTGGTCAGAAGGATGGCCTCGATCCAGGTGACGCTCTCTCCGATGTCGAAGATGGAGAGTTGGAATCGGTTCCGGAAGTCGTAGGCGACTTCAGCCGGATGCTCCTCGATTAGCTCTCGGAGCTTGAGGATTCCCCCAGCGGCGCTCCCTGGGTCCAGCCAGTTAGAAACTCGTTGAAGGCGTCGGCGTCCATACTGTCCACGGCCTTGAGCTCAGGGCTGTTCTCTCCCATAAGCTCTTCCAGGATCATGAAGGCGCGGTCCATTTCGTCGGCTGCCTTGCGGGACTTGCGGAGCACGCCCATCGGTAGCGCGTTCATCGCTGGGATGGTGAACTTCTTGCCGTTGTGCTCGAAGGTGTAAGTCTTTGATGCGGTCATAGCGGTTCCTTTAGTTAGCGGTTCTGTTACTTAGGGTTAGCGGTCGAAGGTTTAGTAACGAGGGGAGCTAGGAGGCCGGTGACCGCTCAACCGGCCCCCTAGCAGCTTGGGTCTTCTGCCTAGTCCTCGAACTGAGAGAAGAAGATGTCAGCCGAGCGGCCGTCCTTGACGTATGCAGTCACGGTCATGCCGTAGGTAACTGCCTCGCCGTTTACAACCTGCTGAGCCTCGATCGAAAGGACCTCGCCTAGCGGGATGTAGTGACGGATTGCCTTAGCGCCGTCAACGATGTCGATGACGAAGGACTTACGGCCACCGGTGGAGGTTGGGGAAAGCTCCAGCTTGCCGCCGACCAGGGTGCCACCGAAGTAGGTCTCGATAACTTCCTGGGTGGTCTCCAGAAGGGTGAACTGATAGGTGGTGGTTCCCTCGGTCACGATCTCGCGAACCAAGTCGGCGTTCTGCCATGCACGAACCTGAGCGGTTGCACGCTCGTTGCTGAAGGTCACACCGTCAGCGGATACGTATCCCAGCTCGGTGAATCCGACGCCAAGGGATGAGGTGGAGCTAGTTGGTGCGGTTGTGCTGGTTGCACCGACATAAACCTTGCCAGTGATACCAACAACCACGTTTTCGGCGTTTAGTGCCATGTGTTTGTTCTCCTTACGTAAGGGGTCGCCCCTTAGGGGCAGGTTTTCTGCGGTGCAGAAACTTGAGGGTTAGGACTCGTAGCCCTGGACAACGACCTCGACGTCCAGCGAGCGCCGCTCGAGCTGAGAGTCTTCGGTGGTCCGGACTGGTCCCAGGCGAACGTCAGCTCGCTTGATTCCGTTGATGGTGGCTCCACGAACCAGGGCTTCGACCTGGTATCCAAGAGCTGAGGCAGTCGGGTAGTCGCTGGCGTAGACCTCGAGGGTTACGGATCCCAGGCGAGTGACTCGATCTCCAGTGGTCTGATCCAGGCTGGCGATGATGATGAGTTGCTTGTCTGGCGTCTCTTCATCCGGCTGCGAAAACTTGGTGGCGACTCGAACGCCTTCGGAAGCTAGTGCCTCGTTGAAGTAGGCGACCAGGACCTTCTCGATGTCTGGGAAGATGAGCATGATTAGCCGCCTCGGGTGGTCTCTTTGTAGAGCGCTGCTCGGAGGTGTCCAACTCCGTCGCGCTTCTGGGTATAGAAGTGAGCTGCGAGCGCGGTCTTGATGTCAGCCAGGCTCTTGATGATCACGCGCGGTCTCTTGCCGCGAGATTCAAACTGAACGGCGAATCCAGCTTCGGCGTATCCGGTGAGTCGTCCCTCAGGACCGTTCTGCGCGGATTGCGCGGTGGCCTGAGCGTTAGCTGCTACGGCTCGGCCGGTGTTCATGAGCTGGTCCTGAATTGGCCGGTTTGCCTTGACGAAGTCGGTGATCGCGTTTGGCGCGTATTCGATTCGGACTCGCTTAGCCATTTCGCCTCTTGACGGGGACGACGACACCGACCTCGAGGCCGATGAACGGGCTTTTCCAGTTTTGGACTGATCCGTCCTTGACCCAAGTGGAATTTCTGATCACGAACGTGTCACCGTCTTGAACATGGGTGCCGTTCGGCAAGTAGAGAACCAGGCGAGCGTCAACGTTGTCCCTGGTTGGATCCGCTGGCTCCTCACCGGTCTGGACGGCGATTAGAGCGTTCTTCACGACCACGTTGGTAGTTGTGTGCGTCTTGTTGCCGAACTCGTCTGTGGAGGCCGCTGAGCGCCTCTTGATGGTGATTGTCTCGCCGCCGCGGATAAAGCTCATTAGTAAATTTCCTCGTATCCGTTTCCGGTCAGGAGGTAGACGTCTCGGACGCCTGCGTTCGGTGCCAGGTTGATCTCGTAAGCCTTGCCTCGAGTCTTCGGTGCCAGGAGGTTGCGTTCCTCGGTGGTCATCCAAATGTCAACGTTGTCCCCGAAGTTACGGCCCTGGCCGAACGGTCCGGTGTTTTGCTGCCAATAGGACAGATTCTCAGGGTTGCGAAGGACGCGGGTGACCATGCGGACCACGACCATCTTGACCACGCTCAGCGCAAGCTTCTCGTCGTCAATACGTCCCTGGATCGCGGGGTAGTCGGCCAGGATGACGGCCTCGGCGTCTTCGATGAGAGCCTGGACCAGGTCGAGGTTGTCGGGTGCGTCAGATCCGACCCAGCGGTCGGTTACGTCCTGAGGAGATACCCAAGCGCTCATTCACTGCCTTTCGAAAAGATTGGGGTGGAGGGGGGAGCGTGTCCTTGAAAGGGACCCGATCTCCGTCCGGAGAGCAGTGCTCCCCCCTCGGTTACCTAGTGACTAGGCAGATACGAACTTGACCACTGCGGTAGGCAGGGTGGTCTTGGAGCCGTAAACGTTCAGACCGCGAACGATGTCGCTGAACTTGCTTGGGTTGCGAAGGCTCTCGACCTTGTCGATCTGAGAAACGAATGCAACGGCAGCCTCGTGGTAAGCCACGGCGGTAGGAACGTCGGAGTCGCCCAGAAGAGCAGACTCGAGAACGTTGAAGCCAGCAAGACGACCAACCTGGCCGTTGCGAAGCTCACCGGAGTCGCCAGCAAGTGAAGCGTCAGACAGACCAGCGATCAGAAGGTCAGCCATCGCAGGGTTCACCACGACGAAGCGGCCGGTGGTAGGAACCTTGGCCTTGCTCATCTCGGTGCGAAGCTTGCGGATTGCAGCCTTGGCCTCGTCAGCGGAGTCCACAACGAGGTCGCCAGCGTTGCCGTCAACACCCTCGGCCAGCATGGTCTCGAGAACGTAGGACTCAGCATCCTCAGCAAGAGCGCGACCAGCGGAAGCGACCCATGCGTCGAAGGTGCCAGCTGCCTGGACTGCGTCAACGTCGTCGATGTTGACAGAGAAGGCCTTCTCCTGGTCGATCAGAAGGGTGACCTCGGTGTCAGCAAGTGCCTCAGCGTTGATGACGCGGCCTGCGGCCTTGTAGTCAACAACGGTCGGGGTCACTGCGCCGATGATGTGAACGGTGTTACCGCGGCGAGCCTCGCCGGAGTAGGTGGAGGTAAGGGTCGGAATAACGATCTGGTTCGCCTGGAATGAAGTGGTTACACCAGCCGCCCAGATCTCCGGAATGAAGTTGTTGATAGCCATTTAGCTAACTCTCTTTCGGTTTTCTAGCGTTTGCCCAGCAACTCATCGAGTCGCCCCTCGGTCTTTGCCTTCATGATCTCCGCGGGTGACATGGTGGCCAGCTCTTCCTTGGAAGTGATCTGGCCGACACCGTTAGGGACCGGCTTGCCTTGGTTTGAATCGGGCTGTGGGGTCTTGGGTTTGGACTGATTCGCGATGAGTGCGAGCAGCTTTTCTGCGGCTGCCTCGAGGTCTTCTCGAGTCGCGCCAGCCAACAGATCTAGAGCCTCGGCAGGAATGCCCTTCTGAGCGGCAACCTCATACCGAGTTAGTCGAGCTGAAGCCTCAGAAGCCTCAGCCTTTGCACGAGCCAGCTCCTCGGCGAGCTTTTCGTGCTCGCTCTTCTGGCTTGACTCGTATTCGCGCCACTTCTCAGCCTCGTCCTTGAAGGTCAGGGCTTCCTTGGCGCGTGCCTCCCACTTGCGTGCCTGGGCCTTCCAGTCGATCTCAGCGTTGCCCTGCGGCTCGGCGTTGGTCTCCTGAGTTGTGGCTTCGGTCTCAGTAGGTGCGGGGGTAGTGATCTCGTCACTCATGCGGTTCTTCTCCTATGCAGGATTAGGTTCAGCCATGCGGCTGCCACTGGCGATTGCCAGAAGTCTTATTTGGAGCGAGCGATCCGGTTCATTTCACTGATCGCGTTCGCGGTGCCGTTCTCGGTCGCCTCTTGGTAGTTGGCCTCGAACTCGTCGTAGTAGTCCGGACGGATTGGCCGGTCTCCGATGTAGAGCGTCTCGATGGAGCACTTGCAGTTATTGTGAAAGTCGATGGCGTAACTCGCCGTTCTCACGCCTTCCTCGGTTGTCACTCGAGCGGACTCGAAGGCAACGAGCTGGCAGAAGCCGCAGGCGTTGGGTTCAGCTACTCGCTGGACCGCGTAGACCGCTTCGTCTAGGGATGCGTTGTAGAGCATCGTGTCGCGGTTGTAGCTGGCCACGGCCCTGGTCATCGCCCTGGTGACGTCGGCGGTCATCGGTTCGAATCCGGCAGCCATGAAGGTCTTCATGCCCTGGCCGATGATCGGCTCGGAGATCTGCGGAGCGTTGAACGTCGGAAGCTTGGCCAC